AAACAAGTAGCAATAGATTATCCAAGATATGACATATCAATGAAAAATGAATCATTGGCATTACTGAAATCTATTATGGAAACCGGACAAACTCCACAAACTGCCCCTCAAGACACCCCTATGGAAGAAGCATTTATTGATGAAGTAGATGAATCACTTAGTAAGTACACAAGCAATGATATCTTTTTTGAATATGGACTAGGACAAGTTAATCGAGGGCTTGCTAAGACCACTACAGATCAAAAAGTACCAGGCCATAACAGCCATATGCAACGGCATAATGACAAAAACAACTCGCAAGCAGGAATTGGAAAAGCAGATGAATGGTATGGCGATGAAAGTCTATTAGTACCAAGTAAAAGTTTTGATCAGGAACAATTCGATCAGGAATTCAAAAAACAATCTAGGGATCGAATGCCCAGAAAAGATTCAGTAATTTTACCTCAAAGTCAACTCAATAAACAAGCCGCCCATGCAGAATGGCGCAATATGACACTAGCACATGCAAATGATATGAATTGGAAACAATTTATGAGTTCTCCTAGAACTAAAGAGGAGATTGCAGATTGGAAAACTTTTAGCAAGCAGGCAATATCAGGCAAAGGTATTGGCGAAGAAGGTATCGGTGAAGCAGATCAAACAATATTAAAACTAGCAGGGGTATATAAATGATTCCGGATATTAAAACCGAAAACCAATTAAGACAATTAGCAGGACTTCCACTTAAAGAAGCCGAAGGCGGCAGTTTAGATAATATTCTTGCCAAACATAGAGAAGCATTTGAATCTGTAATGCGTGGTGATTCGTTATTACATACTCATGATGAGTTTTATGATGAACTGTATGAATATTTTGTTAACTCAGGCGAAATGCCATATGGTGTTGCAAAAGCAAGAGATGGTGATCCCGATCAGTGGATACAAGAATACTTAGACCAAGAATATGGCGAAGATTTTAATATCGATGATGGCGAACCCATGGATGGAGATTTTGATTCTGCAATGGCTTCAGCAGGAATGGGTACAGATGAAGATTATGGCTATTACGGCGAAAGTATTAGTGAAGGACACACTGGTCCAACAAGAATGGAGATTCAAAATTACTTTGGTAAACAAGATGGATCAACTAGGGCAAAAATAACTGCCACGGAAAAAGCATTTCACATTAAAGATTTAAAAGTAGATAGTAAAGGGCAAGTAGTATCATACAAATTAATCGAAAATAAGGAAATAATAAATCCAAAAAACCTTAAAGAATATATCGAACAATTAAAAATTGGCAATTAGTCAAAAAGGAGTAAGATGATCGACTCACTTATTGGTATCCTAGAGACACATGGGATTGCGGGGTTGATGTTGGGGATTTTAAGTTATATAGTATTGTCGCAATTATCAACGATTAAAGGATTGCACAAACAAATGGAAGATACTGCACATATATTTGCTATAAAAATAGAAACTAAAATAGATTCGTTAGTTGACGAAGTACATGATGTCGGAACTGAGTCAGCTCGTGTAGGAGGAATGGTGCAGTCAGAACAAATGAGGCAAAGAAGATAAGTGTGAGATCATTTAAGGAGTACTTAAAAGAAGTTGCAAATCAAGAAAGTTTGTCAACAAGATTGTTTAATTTGGGTGTGCAATTTCCGGCTTTTTCGAGTTTACATCGAGAAGGTAGTACAGCAATTAAATATTTGTGGTTACCTATATCTTCATCAATTTTTAACAGAATTGGTATCGAGCAACATCGTGCTACGGTGTTTCATGTTACTGATTCCTGGGAAGGGATTAATACACTTAACAAATTACAGGGAAAAAAAGCTTCTATTTCTGCATTCTTTTATATGGATTCAGATTATTTTGAAGAAGGAATTGCGGGTAATGGTGGAGTAGTTGTAGAATTGGATGCTAATATTTTGGCGTCTTCGTATAAGGATGTAATGAGTGTTCCAGATAAAAGTGGACGACGTTGGATTCAATTGTATTATTTTAGAGGGCAGTATAGTAGACCAAACAACATAGACACATACGAACATGATATTAGCAATATTTCTTCTGCCTTAGAAATATTGATTGGTAATTTAGTACAAAAATATCATCCGGAACCAGAAAAATATACCAACAAAGCTATGGGTGGTTTTCGATTAGACGGTTGGCTAAGTTTGGGCGAAGAACGAGAACAGGTTGATATGTATAATCTAATAAAAGATTATATTGATGGTGTAGAACAAATCATGAAGGCGAATGTAAAAGATTTAACTGCTATGATTAGAGACTATTTGAATGTTAGACGCTCTAACAGTACATCAGAATTTTGGGACGAGCAAATTGTCAATGATATAAAAATTAAAAAGATACACTCATTAAATTATAATATTACATACCAAAGTGAATTTCTTAGTGACTTAAAGAAAAATTTTGTAGTTAAAGAATGGGATTCAGCAACTGGTTTGGAAAAATATATATATGATATCGCTCAAAATGAAATTAAAAAATAAAGATAAAAAAAGACTTGACATTGATAAATACATTTGTTATAATAAGTACATGAGAAGTATGTCATGTACACTAGGCTAATAAAAGAATAGTAACTTAGGCATATACAACTAAAACTAGGCTAATAAAGGAGACACAATGGCTACACTAGCAGAAATACGAGCAAAGCTCTTGGAAAAAGAGCAACGTCCAGGCGGAGGTTATCAATCCGACAATGCAATTTATGCATTCTGGAACATCCCAGATAATTCCACAGTAACACTAAGATTTTTACCAGATTCAGATGATAGTAATACGTTCTTTTGGAAAGAGCGTCAGATGATTCGTTTGGCATTTCCTGGTATTAAAGGACAAGATGAGTCACGTAACGTGACAGTCCAGGTTCCGTGTGTTGAAATGTGGGGCGATGCATGTCCTGTACATGCAGAAATTCGTCCTTGGTTTAAAGATCCAAGTCTTGAAGACGAAGGTCGCAAGTATTGGAAGAAACGGTCTTATATTTTTCAAGGGTTTGTAGTAGATAATCCTATGAAAGAAGATTCAACTCCAGACAATCCGATTCGTCGGTTTGTTATTAATCCGTCTATTTTTAAGATTATTTCGACGGCACTCATGGATCCAGATTTTCCTGAGATTCCAACCGACTATGAACAGGGCACTGATTTTAAACTCACTAAAACGCAAAAAGGTCAGTATGCTGATTATTCTACGTCAAACTGGGCTCGTAAAGAACGTGGCCTTGATCAAACTGAACGCGATGCAGTCCAAACTAATGGGTTGTTTAACTTAAATGATTTTATGCCAAAGAGGCCAACCAATGATGATGTTAAGGTTATCTTTGAAATGTTTGAGGCATCAGTTGCAGGTGAATTATATGATCCAGAGCGTTTTGGTTCACATTATACACCACAAGGTGTTCAGTTAACTAACAAACCAGTACCTAGCGTTCCATGGCAAGCCCCAGTAGTACCCGAAGTTGTTGCAGAATCAACAACACCTACTAACGAGAAAGTGGTTGAAACACCGTCTGAAAAAGAAAAGCCTTCGGCGGATGAAATTCTTAAAATGATCCGTGAGCGCAAAGCACAATAGTTAATTAAAAAGGGGGCGAAGGCCCCCCTTTACCTACAGGAAATAAATGAGACCATTTGATATATCAAAATTTAGAAAAAGTATTACTAAAGCAGTTCCGGGAATGTCCGTTGGATTTCACGACCCCGTAGATTGGATCAGTACCGGAAACTTAGCACTTAATTTTTTAATTTCAGGCGATTTTAATAAAGGCATACCATTAGGGAGGGTTACATGTTTTGCTGGTGAAAGTGGAAGCGGAAAAAGTTTCATTGCCAGTGGAAACTTGGTGCGTAATGCCCAGCGGCAAGGCATCCTCCCTATTATATTAGATTCAGAAAATGCCCTTGATTCTGATTGGTTATCTGCATTAGATGTAGATGTTTCAGACGATAAACTTTTGAAATTCGGCGTAGCAATGGTAGATGAAGTTGCAAAATTTATAAGCGAATTTATGAAAGGTTATAAAGAACAATTTGCAGATGTACCCTATGAAGAACGACAAAAAGTATTGTTTGTTGTTGATTCGTTAGGTATGTTACTTACTCCGACCGATAAAGATCAATTTGAAAAAGGGGATATGAAAGGCGACATGGGTCGTAAACCCAAGGCACTTACCTCATTAGTACGAAATTCTGTTAATTTAATTGCAGGAAATCCAGTAGGAATTGTTGCTTGTAATCACACCTATGCTTCACAAGACATGTTTGACCCAGACGATAAAATTAGTGGAGGACAAGGATTTATATATGCTTCGTCTATTGTAGTTGCAATGCGAAAATTAAAACTTAAAGAAGACAATGAAGGTAACAAGATAACAGATGTCCGCGGAATACGCTCGGCTTGCAAGGTAATGAAAACACGTTTTGCAAAACCATTTGAAAGTGTACAAATTAAAATACCGTATGATACCGGAATGGATCCGTATAGTGGTTGCTTAGACTTATTCGAAAAAGCAGGCGTAATAGTTAAAGAAGGAAATAAACTAAAATACACAACTAGTAACGGTGAAGAAATAAAGGAATTCCGCAAGGGATGGACACATGATAAACTACAATTAGTAATTGATAATTTTAATGAAAACGATACTCCTTTGGTAAATAACGATGATGTGATACCAGAGGAGGTAATTAATGAAAATGAGTGAACAGGAAGTACATTTAATTCATGATCTATGGGATGTAATGAAATCATATTCCTCAAATAAAGATCACGAAATTGTATGCGAAGAATTGTTAGAAAAATTTGATAACAACGGGTTTGTTATTGAAGATAATGTAAGAGAATTAAAAGGATACGACGGAACAATGGACGACGTATTAAAAAACATGTATTACGAAGAAGAAGAAGAAGAAGAAGAAGGTTTAGATGGGGAAGACCCCGAAACATTTGATTACTGATGAGTACATGGTATAGAAAAATACAAGAAGACTTAGGCGAACTTGTTAATTGCATACCTGCATTTGAAGCCATACTTGATGAAGCAAGAGTAGAGTGTGGCATGAAAGGTAACTTAGAACGGTTATCTAGAGAAATGCCAGGTATTGTTGAACATAGATTTAATCAGTTACAAGAAATAGAAGCAATATTAGAACACCTTAATATTGAACTTCGTAAAAAACGATCCCATGTTTTTAGAAAATTCACAGAACATTATAATAAAGCATTAAGTTCTAGGGATGCTGAAAAATATGTTGATGGAGAGGACGAAATAGTCGACTTTCAACATTTAATAAATGAATTTGCATTATTACGAAATAGGTTTCATGGCCTTATAAAAGCATTAGATGCAAAGCAATTTCAAATAAACAACATTGTTAAATTGCGAGTAGCAGGATTGGAGGATATCGGACTATGAGTAGCACAGAAGATTGGTGGTATAAAACTCACCTACCTGAGGTAGAAGCAGAAGAAAAAATCAAAAAAGAGAAAGAAAAATCCAAAAATTTGATAGAAATGGTAGAAGAAATGAAAAAAAATAGGAAAAAATATCAAAAAATGGAAAAAGTGGTTGACCTTTGAGGCTCAAGGCCGTATAATAGTAGTATAGTAAATGAAGCAGTAAACATTAACCCAAAGCAAGGAGATACGCCATGCTAGTAAATGTTAAAGTACATTCCGGCAACTACGGAGGAAAACAAGTAACCAACGAAGTTTTTCCGTTGGTGAAAGAATTTAATGTTGGTAAGAATGGCGGTTTTGTTACAGTTGATGGAACTCGTGTTATGGGTTACCCAGACCGTGTTATCCGCATTAAGCTCGTTAGCAAGAATGATTACGAGGTTGTTGATTCCGACATTAAGGAAGTTACAACTCCTGCGGTGGTTAAAGTAGAACAGTCCGATGAAGAGAGGTTGGGAGAAATCCGTGAACGTTTTGAAATTTTAAATGAGATGACCCAAGCCTCAATTGACGGTGTTGTGCGTGGGATGATAGTAACAGGCCCTCCGGGAGTTGGTAAAAGTTATGGGGTTGAAAAAGTTGTTGAGAAGAACAGCATGTTTGATAAACTTGCAAATCGGCCGTTAAAGTATGGAACCGAAAAAGGAGCTGCAAGTGCAATTGGCTTATACCAGTTACTTTACAGGTATGCTGATCCAGGTAGCGTGTTGGTACTTGATGACTGTGACAGCATCCTTTGGGATGAGGTTAGTTTGAACTTGCTTAAAGCGGCACTTGATTCAAGTACAAAAAGGATGATTAGTTGGAACACAGAAAGTTCAGCATTACGCAGAGAAGGTGTACCAGAGAAATTTGAATTTTGTGGATCGGTTATTTTTATTACAAACTTGAAGTTTGATAATGTTAAAAAAGGAAAACTTAAAGATCACTTAGATGCAATCCTTTCAAGATGCCATTACTTGGATTTAACACTTGATACGATGCGTGATAAAATGCTCCGTGTACGACAAATTGTTAAAGACGGAATGCTTGCAAAGTATAAATTTAGCAAAGACGAAGAAGAAGGGATGATTAATTACATGGAAGAGAATAAAGATAAATTGCGTGAGGTTAGCCTAAGGATGGTAACTAAACTTGCAGACCTTAAGAAGATGGCTCCGACACGTTGGATGAGATTGGCAGAATCAACTTGTATAAAACATAAGTAATTATTAACCTTTAACCTAAAAGGAGTTCTTAGAACTCCTTTTTTTATGATCTTTATGATAATAGATGAAGCAGATAAGAACACAACGAATAAATTTGATGCGTGGTTTAGGGAAACGGATAAGTTCGTAGCCACTGGTTTAGATAATTGTAAATTATTAGACGAATTAATAGAGTCTCCAAAAAAAGCTGATAATTATTCAATAAAAATACCCCTAAAAAATGCCGAAATATTTGTAAGTGCTTCGTTGTTTTT